CGGCTACCAGTAATCGGTTCTGTCTGTCTGTTGTGGCCATTGTATATACAACGGTATTTATATGCGAGGTAATATGCGCTTATTAAGATAGACGCAGAAGCGAGTTCTCGTCGAAGTTGAATCGCAGTTTCTCAGTGATGTTCAGGGGCACGTATGTTATAGTGGCCTGTATGGCTATGCCCTTGTCCGCCTCTGTGACCAGTATCTCCTGTGTGGATATGCGAGGATCCGCGTTGAGATTCGCAGTGACATCCTCCACTATGGCCTCTTTGAGTTGTTCCGTAAATGGCTCGAATATGGCGTCATATATGATCGTGCCGAATTCGGGATTCTCCACACGTTCGCCTTTGCGAACGGAAAGCCTGTTGATCAGGTCCTGTTTGGCCACCTCGAAGTCGTACAGTTTGAAGTTCTGCTTGTCCGCACGGCTACTGAAACCCTTGAAGGTCACTGACTTGTCCGTTAATTTGCCGCCTGATCCGTTCTCACCGTATGCCATTAGTCCAATCTCCTGAATTCCACGTCCACTTTACCATAATCAACCATGTAGAATCCTGTGTGTGTCATTGTTCTCGCCCATGGAACTTCCTGTGCCATCACGCCCTCGTATGTTCCATCGGTGTGTTTGTATTTAAACGAATATATGTTGATGCCTGAAGGCGACTCGCCAACTAATTTTATGTCTTCCTTCAATCTCTGGTCACTGAACTTGAATCCACTGAAGAATGTCTTGACCGCACCACCTATGGCACCTATCTTGCTGGATAGGTTCACTCCCACGTTCTGTAGGAACGTCTGTCCGCCCCTGGCGGCGTCCCTGGCGTTGAACAGTCCCGCCTTGCTGGCCAGACTCTTGACCTGGTTCATGCCCACTATCTTGCCTCCCACAACACTCGAATAGGTCTGAGTTATACTGCTTAGGTTAGATATGCTTGGCACTATGTTGCCCGCTGAAAGATTCTTTGTGAGACCTTGAACAGAGTTCAATGCGTTGTTGGCTAAATCAATGTTGCCAGAAATACCTGATACTGTGTTATTACCCAGTGTGAACAGTTCACCCGCTTGATTGACGAAAACATTGTCCTTGAACAGTTCCGTGCTCTTGCCCGTGAACGACTCCACCACCTGTGATGTGAGACTCGATGTGAGATCTTTGACATCAGTGTTGAATTCAAATCCTTTGATCTTCTCTGATATGCTGTCCTTGATGTCGAAAGGCAGATCCACTTTGCCTGTGATCCCGTAGATGTCGTTGTACTTGGTCCCAAAATCTGTGAGCAGTTGTTTGGCCTTGGCGGCGTCGGTGCTTGACCCCATCTTCTGTTTCACGTACTCCAGTGCGTCCGCTTGGTACTGCGCATCTCTGATGGCACTGTTCTCGCTGAGTCTATTCTGCATGTTTACGAACTCCGCGGTTCCTGGTGTGCGAGACAACTGACTCCAACGTTTCTTGTCATCGCTGTCAATTGGAATGATCCCGTCATTGCCAATCACGCTGGCCCTGAACATGGGTTCGTGAGTGACGAACCTGTGTACGGTCGTCTTAGTCTTCCTTGTGAACTGCTCTAGAGGTTTGATTCCCTTCTGCGCCAACTCAACATCTCCCTCGTCCCTGATCTGTATGCCAGCCTTTTCCGGTGTCAGCCAATTTGGCCCCCATGTTGGACTCGCGCTGGTGGAGTTGAAGTGCACCTGTGATCCCGCTAGGTGAATCTGTCCTGATGCACCGTGTAACTGTGTGCCACTAGTGAATGACGAAATGCCGTCCCTGGCGTAGTCCCTCACGGATCCCGCCTGTGAACTGTTCAGTATGCCCTTCTGCCCGAGATTCAATAAAAGATCCGCGGAGTGTATCATCTCCTTGGCGGAACTGAACCTCACCTGACCGTTGGCGTGCATGTTTATGTTGGAATCAGAATGTAAATTGAAGTCACCCTCTGTCCTCATGTTGATTCCCCCTACTCCGGAATAGATGTCTATCCTGCCATTGCTCTGCATCTCGATGTAGGCATTTCCAGAACCATTGGCTATGTAAACCACGCCCTCGGTGTCGTGCATCAACAGTTGATGCCCAGATGCTGTTCTTAACCTTGTCAGTTGATTGAGCCCAACGGCGTCACCGTCGTCCATGACGAAACTGTGTCCAGGACTCCTGTCCGGTGTGACCACCGTGCCCTCCAGCCCTATGTTGAGCTGTCTCGAGTCTGGTCTTATCCTACCCGGGGTGCTGATGCCAAAGACCTGGCTTGGTGATTCCCTACGCGCCGATGATGTTGTGGTGCCCCTCACGTTATCTGATATCAGTCCTTCTTTCAGCAACTGTTCTGCTAAAATGTCGTTAACTGGATATTTCCATTTACCAGTAGTTTTTAGTGTCTCGCCATCTTCGTACAGTCTCTGGTTCTTCTCACCCACTGGTAGGAATGAAGCGCCATATTGTTGTTCTTTGGTCTGATCGTAATCTCCCAAGGCGGCTGTGCTACTGTTGGAAGACGATCCGTATCCTGGTACCTGTTGATTTGTGAGTGGTTGTTGTACACATCCTATCCAAAATGCTGACGATTCTCCTTTGTTACCTGCGGCAAAGATCACCAACACCTCCGTGTCTATGTCAGGCGGTACCGCCCACATTCCATAACTGTGCTGTGTGCTCTTGTAATCATAGGGATTGGTCTTACTAGTTGCTTCTGGGCTCTTCGCACCGTAGAACGGTGACAGGTACTGACACCATACTATCTGACTGGGTTTGGGATTGGTCGTGTTGGATAGTGCGGGAATGTTGACCCCCAACCTACCCATCTTCAGCGGATCGTTGGTCACTTTTACCGTGGCCACGTACGGGCCAGGATCCTTGTCATAGTACTTCTGGTTGAAGTACTTCTGGTTGTCCTGTGAGTCTGTGAAACCCCGTTGATCCTTGTACATCTTGCTCATACTTTAATTTATGCGGCCCCTTCCCCGTACGGATTATTACCTGCCGACGGTACTAGATTCTCGTTATCCTTCTGTTTTTGATCTTCTGTTTTCACAGATTTGCCCAATCCCTGTTTGGCCGAATTCACAATGTCGGCGGGTGCTCCATCTCCCTGTTGGTTGTTCATCCTCACGCATGTGAGCGTCTGTAGGAACTGTCCGTTGTCGAACTTGCTGTCCACCTTGACCACTTGGTACGCGCCGCTGAAGAACAGGTTCTCGTCCCTGTACTTCCTATCAGCGGAGAACATGGTGCCTTCCTTGTCATCTAGGTCGTCGGGCAGTCTGTATCTCACATTGATCACTGGCATGAACTGGTCGGCGTTGAAGCTCTGTGTCTGTGTATCAAACACACTGCCTTTTTCACCAACACGTGTGCGCCTGTCCTGGTGTATGGGTGTGTACATGTCCTGACATATGTAGGCGGGATCGCCCAGTATGTCCAGTTCAATCCTCATCATGTCCACTTCCGGGTTGGTCAGGTAATCATAGAACTCCTGTGCCTTGGTACTCTCACCCGCAGTGGTCTTCACTGTGCTCCTACCACTGAGGTTTGAGGGATACTGCCTCAACGGTAGCAATGGTTCGGGATCCGTTTCTGACCCAAAAACTTTCTTGAATGTGTCTTCGATAAAACCAAACTTGCCCTTTTCGGAACGTGTTTCGTTATCTCCCCTTACGTTCCTTAGATAGTATGCTGTTTTGTAGTTGATGCGCAATCCTTGTACATCAACATTGTCACCGGTGTATAGGTAATTGTATTCCTTGCGCACCTGTCTGCTCCAATCCACGTTCCCCAGACTGAGACCAGGCGCTATCAATTTCAAAACGTGTATCTTGTAGGGCAGTGCCTGGAACACAATTTTTTTGCGATGCATCTTTGTGATGGGGTCCAATGGTTCGTTGTTGAATGTCTCAACCGTGGTCTTTATCTTGAACCAGTCCACGTAAGGTTTGCTCAGTATAATATCCTGTATCTTTTGACTATTGATTATGCTGGTAAGGTCATCTTGTGTCTTTATCTCTACGCCTGCGCTCCTCAGATAAGAGGTCCAAAAATTTTCTGCTAACTGTTGATACCCGTAGGCATTCCTAATAGCGTCCTCAAAATACTTGGTCAATGCAGTGTTGCTGTCGGCATCTGCCTCGGCGTTTTTGACAATGACCTCTCTGTTGGCGTCGCCCAGTGTTTCCACTTGATCAAACACGTTGGCCGTATGATGTGTGCTCTGCCTGTCGTTCTTGTATATCAGGCCATTTTTTATCACGTCCTTATCTATGTCAAACTCGTATTCGTCAAGCAACGTACGCCTGCCTTCGTCCTTCTCCTGTACCATGGCATCTTTGAGTGCTGTCACTACTTGACGTGTCCAGTCAATCGCATCAGTGGCTTTTGACGGAACCTTTGTCCTGGGAAACTTGAACCTGTCGTCGAACGCGAGATCAGTGTATGGCACTGCAGTCACGGTATACCTGGCTCCGCCCTCGTTGACATCCATGTCCACCCGTACAATCAGTACTGGAATCTTCCTGGTCAACCCACCATTTACCGTGTTGAAGGCCAGTGGCCTGCCCTGTTCGTCGAAACCCTTGAACTCTATGGTCAGCAGTAAAGGCGCGTCCTGGTAGTCCAAGAAACCGTTTATGGCCGTGGCCGCCCTGACCTTCTCTATGAAGGTTATTCCGTACGGCTCATGGAGTTCGAACTCCATCTTGGTGAAGTTGGCCAGATTCCGTTCGGTGTTCGGGCCCACCGTTGAAAGCATGTTCACATTTTCAAAGAATATGTCGTGTGCCCGGGTCAGTATGTTGATGCTGTCTTGATAGGTGTTGTTCCATTGCTTGTATGCGTCCCTGATTATCCTGTCCTGTGATCCGGCACCGCCTGTGTTCTCAAACGGCCCTGCAGTCACGTTGGCATTACCACCAATGCCACCACTCCTTGCTACGATATCGTGCACGGGATTTTTGAGGAACGCGTGTGTCCTTATCTCATTCTCTGTGATTCCCGAAAGCGTGAAAAGAGTGTTGTAGGAGGCCGCCCTGTGTAGGGGGTTCTCCTGTAGCAATGGTTTTGTACTGCTGGGTTTGTTTAAGTAATCATCTGCCGTGACCATATTACACTCCTAGATCGCTAGAAACATTGGCCGGTTTAGGCAACTGTATTGTCACTCCTGGTCGGAAATCGTATATGGGATCCTCTATCTGGTCTGGATTGCGCTGTGCGAACACCCACCACAGCCTCGGTGTGCCATAGAGGTCATAAGCAAGAAGGTCTGGTCTGTAGGCATAGGTACGCTCTATGGTGTATGACTGGTCATCGTCCTCTGCCGTTATAGGCCTAGGAACAAATGTTTCCAAATTTATCTCGTTCTGGGGAGTCTTGAAGTAGGGAGATGTGGCAGAGTACTTGGCCATTAGATGAATCCTACCTCGTTGCTGTCCTTGCCATTCAATTCACCCCTCACGAATTTCTTCATCGAGAAGTTCTTTATGGATTCTCTCGAGTAGATCGGTGTCAGCAACACGGAGATGTTCGACAGCGTTGGCGCCCAGGTCTGTGACTCGCCCTCCGCGTTCATGAAGAACCCCGCGTCCGCGCCTGACAGTTGTTTGTAAGGTGTGTTGCTCTGTTTGGTTGAAATGTAGTCTATGCCCGGCCTCAGTTCAACGTTGAAAGAGTTGATCACCACGGGCACACGATTGAACATGTGGTCACCGTAACCATACAGGTGCATGATCGGTGGTGGATTGCCCTTGAGTCCGTCACCGTCGTCGTTGCCAAAGAACATCTTGGTTGCGGTCCTCAGGAAATTCACAGTGGCCACCCAGTGCTTGGCGTCCTCGGAATTCTGTACTGGAAATTCACCTATCACGTTCATCTGGTCCACCTGTGAGTTCTGGTACGCCTGGAAAGGGAAATTGCTATGTGTCTGGGCCAGGGCGTTGTAGTTGGCCGAGTGCTGTATCACAACCGCGGGTGTCAGTGGCCAGAAAATACCACGTGATTCTGCAAGTGGCGCCATCAGGGGATTGTTGTCAAAATCAAAAAACTTCTGTAATGGCGAACGATCTGGCACCTGTAATCTCACACGCCAGTCGGTCTTGTCGTTCCTGCCCGACCATTTGGCCCGGGCCTGCACCAGTCTGGAATCCGTGGAAATACCAGCACCCGTGAGCCTGCTCAGGGTCTTGTTGAAAAACCCTGATGCCACGTTCTTTATTATACCGCCCAGTGTCGCCATCGTTTATAGGTTGCTTTTCCTTGTTAAATTCTGTATACTTTAACTATATTTATAGGCACAATTTTAGGCGCACTTAATTACTCTAGCGGCACGATTCTAACAGACCTGTTTGTGGTCATTCTACATTATATTAAACAAAGGAATTTATGAAGAGAGTGAAATATCTTAACAACAGGGATCTGCTGGCACAGATACACGCCAGCAAGAACACCTACTGCTCGTACGTGACGCCGGAAGACTCACAGTACGACATCATAGTGCCCAACCTAAAGAAGATCAATGTGAGAAGCATAGCGGAGGCCAAGAAGAACAAGGCCAAGCGACTGACACAGGAGGCCTGGGAGCAGGCCAAGGACGCGGGACTTAAAAAGATCAAACTAGTGGACTACACAGTATCGCCCAGGAAGATCGACAAGACGGAACTGGTGTTCCGTGTGATGATGTTTGACCATGTGCCCATGGACGACACACGTAAGAAGAATCCCAAGCAGACCGCGGACCATCACAGCAAGGTCAACTTCCCACCGTTCCAGCACTACAGGTTGGACAAGAAGGGCAAGTTGGTGTGCGTGGGCAAAAGTCACTGGGTGGGCGGGATGAGCAACGGACACTTCTCGGCGGACCATGGCAAGATGACCAACCAGCTGGCCTTGATGTACATGAAGTTGTGTGAACGTTATGGTACCCGGGCCAACTGGAGGGGGTACACCTACAATGACGAGATGCAGTCGCAGGCGTTGATGCAACTGTCACAGATCGGCTTACAGTTCGACGAATCAAAGTCAGACAACCCATTCGCATACTACACCGCGGCCATAACAAACAGTTTCACAAGGATACTGAACATCGAGAAGAAGAACCAGGCCATCAGGGACGACCTGCTGGAGTTCAACGGCATGATGCCGAGCTTCACTAGACAGAACGAGAACGAGACCACTGGTCCATCATACAAGAAGAAGATGAAGACCGCACATGGCGAGGTTCTCCAAGTGAACAAGACAGGGATCGCTAAACTGAACAAGGTCCTAAAGAAAAAAGGTAAACTAGAATCGTCAGATTTTGAAACTGTGAATTCCAGGAAAGTGGACATGACCAACCACAAACCAATAGTGAAGAAGAAATGGTAAACAATGGCATTCTTTAAAAAAGTAGCCTGCTTCACTGACATACACTTTGGATTGAAAGGCAATTCAAGGGTACACAACGACGACTGCGAATCGTTCGTGATATGGTTCATAGAACAGGCAAAGTTGCATGGTTGTGAGACCTGCATATTCCTGGGAGACTGGCACCATCACAGGTCCGCCACCAATGTCAGCACGATGAACTACACGGTGTCCAACATCGAGAGATTGGGACGAGCGTTTGAAAAGGTTTACGTGATCATGGGCAACCATGACCTGTACTACAGGGACAAGCGAGAGATCAATTCCATGGAGTACATCAGGAATATTCCCAACATATACATAGTCAATGAATGGCTGGTAGAGGACGATGTCGCAATCATACCATGGGTGGTAGAGGATGAGTGGAAGAAGATCGAGAAGATGACTCAGAAGTACGTGTTCGGACACTTCGAACTGCCCTACTTCAAGATGAACGCCATGGTGGAGATGCCGGACACGGGCACGATACAGGCGGATCATTTCGCGGGCTGTGGCCGGGTGTTCTCAGGACACTTCCACAAGCGACAGTACATGAAGAACATCACCTACATGGGCAACGCCTTCCCACACAACTACGCGGACGCCGGAGACGACGAGCGTGGCATGATGGTGCTGGAGTACGGGGGAGAACCAAAATTCATCAACTGGCCAGACATGCCCAGATACAGGACCATAAAGATAAGCGAATTGCTGGCGGATCCTGACAAGCATCTGTTACCAAAGATGTACGTGAGGGTCACATTAGATATAAAAATAAGTTACGAGGAGGCCAACTTCATCAGGGAGACCTTCATAGACAAGTATCAACTGAGGGAACTACAACTGATACCAGAACAGATCGATGCCGCACAGCAACCACAGGTGGAGATACAGAAGTTTGACAGTGTGGATCAGATCGTGATCAAACAACTGCAAGGTGTGGATTCAGAGGTGTATGATAAAAATATTTTAACAGCAATTTACAACGATTTAGATGTCGAAAATCAGTAAAAGAAAATTGATAAAAACACTAAAGGGTGAATTTGAAGAGCCGTCATGGAATAAAAAATCCTTGCTAGAGTATCTAGCAAAACCTGTAACACAGGAAGAATGGTTGAGAGGATATAAAGAATGGAAGAGGAAACAACTTGCTAACGATTAAAGAAATAACGGTCAAGAACTTCATGAGCGTGGGCAATCAGGCACAGGCCATCGACTTTTCAAATAAAAGTCTAGTACTTGTGATAGGTGAGAACATGGACCTAGGCGGCGATGATGCGGGTGCTAGGAATGGTACGGGTAAGACAACTATAATCAACGCGTTGAGTTATGTGTTCTACGGCGAAGCGCTCACAAATATCAGGAGAGATAACCTAGTCAATAAAACCAATGAGAAGGGAATGTTGGTAAGTGTGAAATTCATCAAGAACGGTGTAACCTACACCATAGAGCGTGGCAGGAAACCACAGATATTCAGATTCTACGCCAACGACATAGAACAAAAGACAGAAAGCAACGAAGCACAGGGCGAGAACAGAGAAACACAGATAGAGATCAACAAGTTACTAGGAATGACCCACGCTATGTTCAAGAACATCGTGGCCTTGAACACCTACACACAACCTTTCCTAAGCACCAAGCAAGCGGAACAGAGGGAGATCATAGAACAATTATTAGGTATCACTTTACTATCGCAGAAAGCAGATCTACTGCGTGAGAAACAGAAGGCAACAAAACAATTACTCACGGAAGAGAAAATGAGATTAGATGCCAAAGTGGCATCCAACGAGAAGATACAGGAATCCATAGAGAGCCTCAAACTGAGAAGTGCGGCCTGGACGCAACAGAACAAACAGGACATCGAGAGCTTCCGCGAAGCGATAGCAGAACTGGAGAAGGTGGACAGCGAAATCGAGATCGAGAAGCACAAGAAATTACAGAAACACAACGAGATGCAGACCGCACTGCGTGGCCTCATGAAGGAAAAGGCGTACCATGAGGATTCACTGACCAAAGCGGAATCAACAGTGGAGAAGACCGAGAAGGACTTGGAGTTCGCGGAGGCGGCCAAGTGTCCCACGTGCGAACAGGCACTGCATGATGACAAGCACGAGCACCTGGTTGGTAAACTGAAGATGAATCTAACGGAAAATCGAGATTACAGTGACAAACTGAAAAGTGATCTTGCAAAAATACAACAAGCGATAGAGGAGATCGGTGACCTAGGGCAGGTACCAGACACCTACTATGACACCATAGACGAGGCCTACAATCACAAAGGATCATTACAGGATCTCAAGCGACAGTTGGAGCAGACCGAGAAGAAAGAAGACACCTACGCTGAACAGATCGCCGAACTGGAGAGCAAGGCCATACAGGAAGTGGACTATGAAAAGGCCAACGAACTGGAAGACCTACACAGGCATCAAGACTTCTTATACAAATTATTGACAGCGAAAGATTCATTCATCAGGACCAGGATCATAGAACAGAACCTGACCTATCTGAACCAGAGATTGGCGTTCTTCCTGGGCAAGGTCAAACTGCCACACACAGTCACATTCCAACCCGACCTGAGTGTCAGAATCGAGGAACTGGGCAGAGAGTTGGATTTTGACAACTTGAGCAGAGGTGAGAGAAACAGATTGATACTGAGTTTGAGTTGGGCGTTCAGGGACGTGTGGGAAAGCCTATACCAACAGATCAACCTGCTATTCATCGACGAGCTGGTGGACGCTGGCATGGACATATCCGGTGTGGAGAGTTCAATGGCGGTACTGAAGGACATGGCGAGGACACAACAGAAGAACATATTCTTGATATCTCACAAGGACGAGTTAGTCAGCAGGGTGAATTCAGTATTAAAAGTGGTAAAAGAGAATGGCTTTACCAACTATGCCAATGATGTTGACATAATTGTTTAATTTTTATGTTGACAGACCCACATCATACGTGCTTTAATTACAATGACGTTAATTAATGTTATCGTACGACAATAAGAAAGGACGTAAATTATGTCAAATGAAACACATGAACAGATCATGACAGAGATACAGACTTACTCAGAAGAGAATGGTAAGTTCGTAGACAAGGGTGTAAAGGCTTCTGCCACTAGGGC